GTGGTTTTAAGCTTTTTTTAACTAATGATGGGACTGGGCGAACCCCCACCTGGCCAGGAACTGTGATATGGGATAGCGGGATAGAGCCGACATTAACAACAGCAAATGAAAAAAATATTCTTGTATTTGAAACGATAGACGGCGGTACTATTTGGTACGGTGCATTAGCTATAGGAGCGGCTTCATAATGCCTAGAAGAATGTTATTAGCAGGAAGAAGGTTGGAAAATCTAATTTCTTGTAATGGGGCTGGTAGTACCATATTTGTACATTCCGGTATCACATCTACTGTCACTACGAGTTTTGCTAGATCTAGTGATCCAAAAGGAGTGGCATATGATGGTGCAAATTTAATGACCATTACCGGAAGTGCTGATGATAAGATTTATATTCATAGCGGTGTAACCTCCACTATAACCACCAGTTTTGCTGCCCCTTCTACAACCCCTAGCGGAATAACTTTTGATGGGACAAACATAATTTCTTGCGATGGCGGGGCAGATAAAATATTTATTCATAGCGGGAAAACCTCCACTATAACCAGCAGTTTTGCTGCCCCTTCTACAAACATTAGCGGAATAACTTTTGATGGGACAAACTTAATCTCTTGCGATCAAAATACTGATAAAATATTTATTCATAGCGGTGTAACCTCTACTATAACCAGCAGTTTTGCATCACCAAATGCATTACCTTCGGGGTTGGCATATGATGGTAATAATCTTATCTCTTGCGATATATCTGCTCTTAAAATATTTGTTCATAGCGGTGTAACCTCTACTATACAAACCAGCTTCGCTTCACCTAGTAGCGAACCTACTGGGTTAACTGTACAACGGGATCTATCATGAAAATATGTAAAGTTGGTATTACAAATGCAGGAATTATCTAATAAATTATTTATTGGTATTCCTAATACGGGAATATTGCGTACTGAACTCGTTGAATGGTTTTTGCAACAACGCAGCGCCGATGTTTTTATGCCGCAGGCAAAGCCTCATGATAATTGTAGAAATATTATTGTTAAGAAGTTTCTAAACACTGATTGTCAATGGTTATTAATGATCGATAGCGATGTTGAACCCCCTAGTGATATATTAGGTATGATTAAAAATGATGTTCCTGTTTGTGCAGCGTATGTAAGAACTATAATGGGTGGAGAATTAATACCAGTTGGCATGACTAAAAACAAAAATGGATATCATCATGATTTTAAACATTCAACACCTGGTTTGCATAGAGTAGATGCTGTGGGTACTGGTTGTATTTTAATCAAAAGAGAAGTTTTTGATCATTTAGATAAACCGTTTTTCCGCTTTAAATACGATACTAACGGCGTTCTAATAAACGGCGAAGACTTTGATTTTTCTGAAAGAGTAGAATCAGTTTATTTTGACGCAAGATATAAATGTAAACATTATACAACTATTGGTATATAATATATGGCTGAAATAACAAGAGATATATTAGTAACTCCCGGCGTTCAGCCTGTAACGGATTTTACTACAGCTTCTACTCCTCATTTCATAGCTGCTGATAAAATACGTTTTAGAGATGGTTTTCCTGAAAAAATAGGAGGATGGCTTGTTTTCACATTGGATAATGACGATCCTATAAATGGGTGTACTCGCTCTATTTTTAGTTATGTGCTTAGTAAGAACATCCGTTATATTATAGGTACAGATTTAAATTTATATTCTTTATTCGGAACGTCTTTAGTAAATATTACACCATTAGTCACTGCTACTACTGCTATTGCCAATTCTTTAGATTCTAATTTTGGAACTTTGGCAAATGACCCTGTTGCTACAGTATCGGGCACTGCTACTCTTACTATAACTGACACAGCGACAAAGGTAAGGGTCGGCGATACGATAACTTTATCGGGTTCTACGGCAGTTAATGGGGTTCCGGCGGTAGAAATTAATATTAATCATTTAGTTCGTACACAAACTACCAACAGTTATACCGTTCAAGTTACTACCAATGCTACTTCTACAGGCTCTGGCGGTGGTGCTTCTGTTGTTCAAGCTACAAAGATTGTAACGGTAAATCAAACGGCTCATGGATTCGCTGATGGTTCAAGGATTAAACTATTAGGTGCTGTAGCATTTGCCGGTATTCCTGCCGGTGATATTAATATAGAACACATAATAAGGAATCAGTCTACTAACGCTTACGATATTGTTGTCGCTACAACAGCCACATCAAGTGTAACAGGCGGGGGCGGAGCGGGTACTACTGTTCAAGGACAGATTGTCGCTGGGCTATGTGACGCTAAGACTGGAGTAGGTTATGGTGCTGGATTATATGGTGTAGGACTTTATGGCACTGCTCTTGTAAGTTCTGCACCTCCAGCAAGGGTTAGGGAATGGATAGCTGATAGATTCGGTGATAATGTTATTATGACCCCCGGAGAGCAAACAGGTGTTTTTACCTGGGATAGTAATACTGTAACTGCACCTGTTTTATTAACAAATGCCCCTACGGCTGTAAATTATGTGTTTGTAAGTAATGAAATTGTTGTAACATTAGGTGCTGGTGGTGTTGTTAATCGTATACAATGGTCAGATCAGGGTGTTTCTACAGTTTGGACTGCTGCTGCTACTAACCAAGCTGGACAAGATGATATTGAAGGGGCTGGGGAATTTCTTTCTCATGTACATATTAAGGGCATTAATCTTTTATTCACAGAATCCCAAGTTTATACTTTTAGATATATTAGAAAACCCTTTGTTTGGGAAACTAAATTACTTGATGATAAATCAGGAATTATAGCCAAAAACGCACGTATTCAGCATAACGGTATTGCTTACTGGATGGGCACAGATAATTTCTATTTTTATAGGAGCGGTAATGTACAGATAATTCCTTCTAACACTACAACCGAAACTACCTTAAAGAAGTTTGTATTTGATGATTTAAATACTGTACAAAAGAGTAAAATATTTTGTTGGTTTAACCGTAAATTCAATGAAATATGGTGGCATTATCCGAGCGCAGCATCAAATGAGCCTGATAGGGTAGCTAGATATAATGTGACTGAAAGAACATGGACTACAGATACGCATGATAGGTCTGCAGGTGAATATCCTACTCAATTAGAAGATTTTCCTTTTCTTGCAGAGATAACAGGAGGAACTACATCTGCTCTTTTTCAACATGAGCAAGGTAATAATGACGATACAAGCTCCCTGGCTTGGTCATTATCGACACATTTCTTTGATTCGGGACGTGATACTGCAAATGTACTAGGACTCATACCTGATAGCCTTCAAACATCAAATATTACATGTACGGTTAATGTTAAGAAATACCCGCAAAGTGCTAATTTATTTGGCAGTGAAACTCTTACAATAACGCCTACAACAGAGATACAGTCTTTTAGGCAGAATAGTAGGTTTATTCAATATGTACTCTCTGGAAATGCTTTAAATCAATCGTGGCGCGCGGGCAAATGGTCTGAGGTACTTTCAGCAGGAGGTAAAAGATGACCAGTAGCTTGTATCCCTTTACAGATTCGGAAGAAGATATTCTTGATACTCTTAAAGAAATGGCACGATTAAGAGACTCAGAGGATATTTCGGACTTTGAAAATTTACCTCAAAGGTTTGTTTCAGGACGTGGATTATTTACTACCCGTGTGGCTCCTTCGTCTAATTCGGATGTGTTAGCCGGGGATACTGAAGGTGATATAGTGAACGATGCTACATTTGAATATAAGTTACTTGATATCAGTGGGACTTTAAAATGGGATCGAAGAACTTTGGATGTGTCATGGTAAAAGCCCGACCATTTGATTTCTCAACAGATTATGATATACTAACGCTATGGTGGAACGCTCATGATTCATTCCCGCCGGATCCTGAGTATCTAAGTTCTACTGGCATTGTGGTGGAGGTCCAGGGTAAGCCTGTTTGTGCAGGTTTTTTATACGATACAGATTCAAAGATGTGTGTTTTTGAGTTTGTTGTAAGTAATCCCACGGCTAAAAAAAGAGACCGTCACAATGCTTTAAATCATCTCATTAAAATGATCCAAGGTATAGCAAAAGAACGTAAGTATAGGATGATATACACGTCAATTAGCATTGAGGCGTATGTCAGGAAATTAAAAAATGCTGGGTTTTTTGAAGCTGATAAAAATCAGACCCACATGTTCTATAGTATAGGAAGTTAAAATGAGTAAGTTATTCGGTAAATTATTTGGTGGCGGAAAGAGAAAACCTCTAACGCGGGCAACATCATTTGAAACTCTTCCGGGGTTTGCCCAGGACGTTAGTAGGGAGGCTGCTGAGGCTCAACAGCAGGCTATACTTCAAGCACGAGGTTTAGCGACACAACCCGGATTATTCGGAGCCGTTGGCTTTACTCCTGAACAGGAGCAAGCAGCACAGTTTTTTGGACAGGAGGTTGCGCCAACAACTGCTGCACAATTTCAACAAGGCTTAAGCACATTTGGTGACCCATTTGAAGAACAAGTGGTACAAGGTGCTATAAGAGATATCACAGAGGCCGGAAGAGGTCAATTCGGTGATATAGGTACATTGGCTAGCGAAGCTGGTGGTTTTGGGGGTACTAGACAAGCTCTATTAGAGAGTGAATTACAAAGGAATTTACAGCGCAATATTGGTAATATATCCGGGCAATTACGCTCTCAAGGCTTCCAGAGTGCCGCGCAAAGAACATTAGATGATTTAGGTCGGGCACAAGATGTAGGCACTCAAAGAGCCGGATCATTATTTAATATTGGCGGGGCTAGGAGAGGATTACAGCAACAAACTCAACAGGCTCCTATAGCTGCTGCGAGTTTCTTGCAAGGATTTGGAGGTCTCCCTCAAATCGGGGGAGGCGACATTAGCTTTAGACCTGCACAGGAAGGCCTTATAGATAGGTTTACTGGTCCAGCACGTAGAATTGTATCCAGCCTCGGTGGAGGCGAAGGGGTAGCAGCAGCGTTAGGAGGTTTTTAAATGACTTTTGAGAGATTAAAAGACTTGGGAATCCGAGGAGCGACCGGATTAGGAAAAGCGGCATTATTTTTAGGCACTGGCGGAATAAGTGGAATAGCAGCCAATGTACGAAGGCAACAAGAGCAGCTCGAACAGCAGCGCGAACAACAACTTGGTATTAACCGTATATTGTCAGGTCAAACCATTCCGGCCTTTGCAAGACCTGGGGGTGCTGAACCACGGCCTGCAGCAGAGATAAGGGATGTACAACTAGGACAATTAGCGCAATTGCCACCTTCTGCAAGCCTGAATAAACTTATACAAGAATTATCTCCATTGGGAAAAGAGCCGGAAAAGCGGCGTATACTTAAAGATGTATCGGGATTTCAGAGATTTGCAGAAACCGGTGAGAGGGTATTCCCTGGGGCCCAAGCTGAGGAAACGGAAGGGCCCTTTAGGGGAACAGGCTTTCAAGCGCAATTAGTAAATCAAAGGACAAAAGATTTAATTACCGCCGGATTGCCTCCTGATAGAGCGCGTCAAAAAGCCATTAATGATGTATTAGCTACACAAAGTGATATCTTAACTACAGATCGAGGAACTTTTGCAGTACCACGTAGAGGTTTTGCTCCTATTCAGGAACAAATTCCTACGGGTGATAGATTGCCTCTCCAACAACCTGCACCAATCCCTGCGCCCGGAGTACTGCCCGGAGTACTGCCCGGAGTACCGGCAGGGGCTAGACTTTTGGCTCCTCCTAAAGGAATATCAAAAAAAGCTCAAAGCCAGTTTAGAACTAGTAGAGATCAATTGCGTGGGGGAATAACGGCAGTGGGTAAACTTATTGCTGAAATAGAGGAATCCCCAACGAAGGCGGGTCTTGTGGGGGGAGGAAGGGAAATTCTAGAAACAACATTAGGAGTAGGAGGGGATATACTTTCCTTATTGCCTGGTTTTGGCCTAGTGAAACAGGCAGTTAAAGCCCTAACTCCTGTTCCTGAAGAAACTATTAAAGCGTTAAAACCCCTTCAAAACAAATTAATTACGGCCATAGCCCGGGCGCGTTTAGGGGCTACGGGTCGTCTTACTGATGTGTTATTAAAAGCAGCCCGGGAAGATACCACTATAAAAGGTAAGACGAGTTCTGCAGCGGTTTTAGGGGCCTTACGGCAAATAGAAAAAGAATTAAACGACAGTTTACTCAGTTTAGGCGGCCGTGCGGAGGAGGCGGGTTTTGAATTACCTGCTCCTAGGGGAAAAGCAGCACAACGCACTACTTTTACCTCTATACAAGAAGCAGAGGCAGCTAATTTACCTGTAGGAACAGAAATCATAATTAATGGACGTAGGGCAATAGTTGAATAATGGTTATAAGATTTTTAGATGAACAGCCAAAAACAAGAATAAGGTTTCTGGACGAGGAACCGCGGGAGGCTCCTGTGGCCAGAGCAGAGCCTTTACCTATTCCTCAATTACCAGCGCAACCGCGAACAATGACAGAGCGTATAGCAGATGCAATAATAAAACAAAGACCTCAAAAAGAACCCTCTCTTGCTTCTTTATTTGGTGCTCCTCCTCAGACAGCAGAAGAACAGGAGCAACGTAAACGCTCTTTTGAAAGAGCAGCACAGCTTCCGCAAGAAATAGCGCAGGCTGCATTAACTCCAGAAGTTTTTCAGGCAGCAGGCGGTACAATAGGGGGAATTGTGGGAGCACCAGCGGGTCCCGCCGGGATAGCAGCCGGAGGGGCACTTGGAACCGCAGGAGGAGAGGCTCTTTTTAATGTAGTTGAATCAATAAGGAATCTTTTTGAAGAACAAAAAGAAGAAGGACCTACTAATTTGGAGAGTATAAAAGAAGCCTTTAAAGGACCTATAAAAGCCGGTACAGAAGATATTTTATTTAATCTTGGGCTTAGTGCTGTCGGTAGGGTTGCAAGAGGCTTAGCCCCTTTAACCGGTAAGGCGTTGGGGGTGGCTAAGAAAGAGGCTATTGAGTTAGCCCGATTAGCAGATAGATTAGGCATACCTTTAGGAGCGATTAATGTTACAGCTAATCGAGCAGTAAAAGGATTTGCAAAAGTAGCGGGTGTATTTCCCTTTGTAGGAACTCCTATCCGTAAGGCACAACAAACGGCACAAACATTATTAGAGGACTCGTTGAATAAGACATTAGATGCTGTAGCTCCTACTGTTTCTTTACAAGAAGTTGGTGTTGACCTAACAAAAGCCGGACAAAATAAATTTAAAGCATTCAGAAGATTATCTGGAGCATTATATGATAATTTCTTAAATAAAGCAAAAAACGCTACAGTACCAACCATATTCCCTACAACAAATTTAACCCAAAAAGCAAAGAGTATTTTAAAGGAACAAGACGAAGGAACCATTAAATTAATAGGTGGTGGAAAATTCGGTAGTATAAAATCTGATATATTAAGTAGTTTTCTTAATGATTCCACAAAACTCCCTCAACGGCTTACAGCACAACAGGTAAGAGGTTTACAGCGCGATTTACAAACAGTAATGACTAAAGCAAGTGCGGATGGATGGGATATCTCAAGGGGAGTGGATTTGAAAAAAGCTTTAGAGTTGGATTTTAATAATCCTCAAGTTAGTGAACTTGGTATTGAAGAAGGTAAGGCAATAGTAGATTCTTTAACTACTGCAAATAAATTCTTTGCAAAAAATATTAAAATGTTTCAAACAGCTACGGCCAAGAAATTCGGTAGAATTGATAAAAATATATTTAAACCTGAATTCTTTGAAGCCGGAACCAGAGAAGCAGATGAAGCATTTAATGCTGTGTTTAATTCTCAAAGTCCCCAAGCATTACAGAATTTACGTAAAGTGGTGGGGCCTAAGCCTTTTAGACAAGCTGTTAGAAAGCATTTCGATTCCGCAATAGAGAAGTCCATAATTGAACCGGCTTCTGAAGGAGCACCAAGCATATTTGATCCAATAAAACTAGAAGCCCAATTAGGATTAGCCACGCTAGAAGGGAGACAGGCTTTAGAGGAAATGCTTAAAAATAGCCCGTTAAAACTGAAAGACCTTGAAGATCTTAATAGAGTTTCAAAAGCTATTGGTAGTGTAGAAATACCTGATGTATCTACATTTCTTACAAGAAGGGCGGGTATTGCCGGTGCGAAAGGAGTCACCGGTGCTTTTGCAGCTACGCAAGGAGTTATTAGTCCTGGAGGGGTCGCGCTCATGGTTGCAGCAAGAAGTAGTGCGAGAGTCTTATCTGATCCGGCGAAACTTAAGTCTTTAACTGTCGCATTAGATTCTACTATAGACGATAAACTAAGGAGAAGTGCTATTTTACGTTTAATTAGATTACTTCCATCAAAAGAAGAGCATGAAGCCCTTCAGGATGAATTTAAGTAGATTATTTTTCGGTTGGTACGGGTTTCATATTAAGCAAAAAATAAATTATAAGCATAAGTAAAATATTAGTTATGAATGGTGAGCCAACGATTTCAAGAATAGTTGTGACTAATGAGTTAACGATTTCAAGTACAGCCAGGAATGCTAAGATAACATTTTCAAATATAGTTAGGAACGATAAACCAGAGCTTTCTGCCATAAAAAACCTTCTATTAAGTTAAAATATAAATGAATATACGTTTAATACATTAATAACATTATCTATTCAACTAAGTCAAGGAGAAAAACAATGAGTAGACTTTTAGATACAACTGTTTCTGCTGATGGAAATACTGATATAGCATGGCATATAAATCGCGTTGATAGTCCACCGAGGGCTACTCTCTACGTATTTGGTGGTGGGGGTAATAATTTCGGAAGCGGTACTGTAACGCTTCAAGCATCTCCTGATGATGGGACTACTTTTATCGATGTTCCTGATGTAGCGGGTACTGCTGTTGCCTTTACAGCTAATGGTATGACCAATTTTGAGCTTTATAGTAGCAGAAACATTAAAACTGGCGAAGTTACTCAGCTTAGATTAGCTTTAGCAGGTTCTACCGCTCCTACTATTAGATATATTATTGATAATGGAAGTTAGAAATGGTTGCATTTAATCCTGCTTCATCTATTCCTGCAAATCCTACATATCCTCTCGGGGGCCAGCCAGCTTTCGATGGGGGTGGGGGATTGCCTAATTCTGTTTCTGAGTTACTTTTGTGGCTAGATGCAAATGATTCTCCTACTCTTACAGAGGTATCGGGGGCGGTATCAGTATGGGAGGATAAACCGGGGCTAGGAGTGGCGGACAATGCCACCCAAGGCACAAGTGGAAAGCGACCTGTACTTACTGCTAATGAGATAGGTGGCCTACCCGCTGTGGTATTTGACGGTACTGATGATTTTATGACAGGCACTACTTTCGGGGCTTTAACCGGTTATACTATATTTGTTGTAACCAAACATACAGCGGCAACCACTGGTGTGGTATTTAGTGTTCAAGAGACTTCACCTCAAGGTAGATTACAAGTAATAACTAATGCTGATGGTTCGTTGCAGCTTACAAATATATCAACAGTTGGTAATAATATCAGCAGAACTTCTCCTGCCGGTACAGCAGTTGTTAATACTCCTTTTCTTTTAAGAGGGACTTGGGACGGGGGCACGAGTGATACGGATCTAGAAATATTTAAAAACGGCACACAAGTAGATAATGCTTCCGCTGGGGAGGGCACTTATACTGGTTGGACTTCTAGCACAAAACCTTATGAAGTGGGTTCACAGGAAGTCGGCATGTTTCCTTTACCGGGGGTGATAGGCGAATTATTAATGTATAGCAGAAAATTAACATCTGATGAAATTTCGTTAGTAGAAAGACAGTTAACGAACAAATGGAGTCTTTAATAAGAATTAATTCTTGATATGGCCATAAATACAAAAAAATCTCTTAAAGACGTAACTCTTAAATTATCTAAAAAGCTTTTTAAAGCAGAATCTCAAATTAAAGAAATACAGGAGATCTTAATAGAGACTGCTGTAGACGTTATTCAGCATCCTCAACCTCAGAAAGGAGAGAAGGGAGACAAGGGGAATGGTGGCGAGAGAGGAGTCCGTGGCTTTCAAGGTTTAAAAGGCGATAAAGGGACGACCGGAGAAAGGGGTGAGAGAGGCGATAAAGGGGGGATAGGTTTCGCGGGTCGGGAGGGCACTGATGGAGCCGACGGTACTAATGGTATAGACGGGGAAGACGGCAAGGATGGTAAAGACGGCCAGATGCTCATTAAGAACATTCATGTGAATGGCGGCGGAGGAGGGAATGGTGGTGGTGTTAGGGATCATACCAGATTAAGTAATCTAGCAGTAGATGACCATAAACAATACTCTCTTGTTAGTGGCGTTAGAGCTTTCACAGGTACCGTAGGAGGTATTACTCCAGTTGCTGCTTCTGATTTAGCTACAAAGAATTATGTCGATACTTTTGCAGGTTCAACAAGCATTACAACCTTAGGCACCGTTACTGCCGGTACTTGGGAAGCAGATACTATAGGTGTAGCTTTTGGTGGCACGGGTCAAACTTCCTATACCGACGGTCAATTGCTCATTGGTAATACCACGGGCAATACTTTAACTAAGGCTACGCTTACAGGTACATCAAATCAGATTACAATCACTAATGGTAGTGGGACAATCATCTTATCCACCCCCCAGGATATAGCAACAACATCAAATGTAACATTTGGCAATCTTGATTTAGGTGTTGATGATACCGGCGTATCCTCATTTATAAAAGTTTTTGGGGGTGGTGCAGGTCAGGTAGAAGGCGGGGAAATCCAGCTGTATGTGTCGGCTGATCATGATGCTATAATCGATTTTTATAGAATAGATGTTACTAATGATAGATTCAGAATAGGAAGAGAAGGGGCGGAAGATTTATGCATAAATATTGCCGGCAATATTGTTATTACTAACAAAGTCGGTATTGGTACAAACTCACCGGATAGCACATTGGAAGTTGTGACCAGTACCAATGATGAGGGCTATCAATTAACCGGAGCGGATATCGGAGTTACGCCGACGTTTAAAATAGCAGATGCAGCAGGGATTGTAAGGGCGCGTATTGGAATAGCGGGAGGGCCGGGAGAGCTAACCAGCGCGGCTGTGGCAGATGATTTAATTATTAGATCTGAATCAAATGCTATACATTTTTCAATAAGTTCCAATACAGTGCTTACGGTTGATAATAACCAGAGAGTCGGTATTGGCGCAGCGACTCCGGCATCTACCCTGGAAGTAAAAACAAGCATCAATGATCAGGGTATACAGCTGACAGGAGCAGATACCGGAGTTTCTCCAGTATTTAAAATAGCTGATGCAGGGGGAACTGTCCGTGCAAGGATAGGAATAGCGGGCGCAGCTGGTGAACTAAGCGGTGGAGCAAAGGTAGATGATTTAGTTTTTAGAACGGAAGCTAAGAATTTTTGTTTTACAGTCAGTTCATTAGCTAAGGCGGTATTGACCGCCAACGGAGATTGGGGGCTCGGTTCAACAGTACCACCCACGGCAGGTGGTGGTAAAGTGTTTTTCCTAGGCGATAATACCAGTAACCCTACTATGGGAAGTAATACGGCCGGTATTTTTGCTAAAGATGTGGCGGGTACAGTTGAATTATTTGCGATAGATGAGGCTAACAATGCGACCCAGTTATCAGCGCATGACCCAAAAACAGGTAAATATTATTATAGCTCGGTAAACAGTAAAACCGGACGGGAAGTTACCGTAGATATGGAGGGCTTCATTAAAGACTACGATAAAAGGTTCGGTACATCATTTTTTAATGAAAATAAACCATTACAGGTTTAAATTTTATAAATAAATATCAACTTGCAGGAGTTCTTGTGCCACTAAAACCAAAGAAAAAACCAAGTAAGTCTGTACAAAAGGTAATGAGAGGGGTATTGGGTGCGAAGCGTAAGGCTCCACCTAAACCTAAATCAAAGTTGAGAAATGTTTAAAATTTATGTAATATATGTAATATTTTGTTTAATATCTTTATTACAATTCACGCCATATGTTTTTATAGATCAACTTGAAGATGATCTACAGTGGCAGTGGTGGCATTTATCTATGCTGGGTATTGTTGTGTTACAACAGAGTTTGATATTCCATTTATTATATCCGAATAAATGGCGTTATGCAAAGAGCATATCTTTAGGTTTACTATTTACGAGTGTATATTTTTTATTAGAATATATTTTTTCAACTTTTACGATAAATATAAAAACTCCGGTTGAGGAGGCATTAAAACTTTACAATGAGATAATCAATGGGCGACTTGAGTAGTGATAAGAAATTAGAATTACTGGTTAGCAAAGTTGAAATTGCCGGTGAGTTATTTAAACTAACTGGTCGCATTGTACTCTGTATGGGAACTCTTGTGGTACTTCTTTCAGGATATTTTGTAATGGAAATCAGAAGTGAGGCTAAAGCTAACCGTGTTAGTATATCTCAAAATAAAGAGAATATTGCGGTACTCAACGCAGGACAAACATCTATATTGAAATGGCGAGAACAGGTTAATATTAAGTTAGAAAAAACGAGATACAATAAATGAGGTATTTTAAATATAGTGAATTTGATCAAAAAGGTTTACCGGGTAGTGGTGAAGAGTTTATGTCACAGCTTTTTCTTAGTAACCTTGATGCTTTACGTCATAACTGTGGTTTCCCTTTCATTATTACTTCTGGTTATAGAAGTCCTGGGTACAACGATAGAATATCTAGTACAGGCCTTACAGGACCACATACAACCGGTTTAGCCGCTGATATAGCCGTAGCACGGGAAAGCGCATTGATATTACTTAGAGAGGCTTTAAATATGGAATGCTTTACCGGTATAGGATTACAACAGAAAGGTAAAGGTAGGTTTATACATCTAGATATAACAGCAGGTAATAGACGATTCTGGACGTATTAACTTATTAAAGGAGAAATAATATAGATACTTATAAAATTATACAAATTCAAAAAATAATTGAGGAAAGTACAGGTTACGTATCCGCAGAATATGTTGCACGGAATATAGATATAGATATAAGTGAAATTGAACAAATTTTATTGAATAGTAATAAATTTTTGAAATCATTTATTATAGGAACAAAAGGACAAGATATATTTTTTATAAAAAAACCTTATAGTAAATTAAAAGATATATGGGCATCGTTCCAATATTTTTGCTCCATGAAATATTGATACTTAATAAAGAAAAACAATTATGTCCACGACTAAAGAAAAGTTACCAATTATGTCCACGACTAAAGAAAAGTTACAACGAGAGTTGGCAGAACGAGAGTTGGCAGAACGGGCGATAAAACAAGAGTTCGCACAATTATTGCATGCATTTGACTGTCTAAACAAGCATTACTTTACTTATTTTCTAACAGGGATTTTGGGTGCGGCTTTTTGGTTTATAATATTGGCTATAATTAACTAAAGGAGAACTATTATGTTCACTATATTATTAGCAGCCGTTGAATATATAGCACCTATTACGGCAGTTATTACGGCAGCAACGGCAATCACAGCGATAACGCCTACAAAGACGGATGACAAGGTTATCAATGTTATTTTGAAGGTGCTTAATATTCTTGCGGGAAACTTCTTGCGCAATAAGAATAAAGATGAGAAATAGATAATATGTCCAAAATTGGACATACCTAGATACATTTTGGATGTATCTTTGGGTTAATTTTTATATGTATGGGGCTATTCCAGTATCCCATTCATATGTATCGGCGCCATCCTCCCCAGCGCAAAATTCAGTTATTATTTTATCATAATTATCACCAGTCAGTATACGTACTGCTTGATCTATAGCATACATTTTATGGAAATCTCCATCAAAAGTACCATACTCAAGTAATATATCTAATGTTTTGGTTATTGTACTTTGAAGTTCTTCGGTACGACTCATATGCCCTTATTTCTCCGATATATTTTTAACTAAATTATAAATCGCTTGGCGCATATTTTCATTCTCAATACTATTAAAATATTTCATTAACTGTGTGGATATTCTATACATCCTACCCTTTACGTCGGGTTCTTCAAAGAAAGCCATTACAGAAATATCTAGCGCATGGGCTAAATCTGAAAGTTTAGAAACTTTTACACTATTAATCCCGCGTTCATACTTTTCTAATTGTTGGTGTGAGATATCCATATAGGCAGCTAATTCTCGTCGCGTTAATCCCTTAACTACACGAAGGTCTCTTATTTTTAAACCTATCTCGACATCTTTATCTTTATAACGTTTTACTACTTTCGGCATTATCATCCTCTTTTTTTTCTAAATCATTTTCTACTGTAAAACCGAATTCTTGATACTGTAATATAACTTTATCCGCCATATCTGAGTCTACTTTAACCGGTGTTCTTACACCGTTGCGAATTCTTACTAAATATCTAAGAGTCATAACCGTTCCAAATTATTAATCAGCCAGAAGCAGAGCCCTTAGAATATAAAGCTCTAATATGAAACCTGCAAAAGGAAATCTGTACTACCCTTAATAGGCCGTAGTGTCAAGTTTAGTCATTTCTCGGATCCCTATGTTTCATTGCTTCAAGTAAAATATCCTGTACTTCACGTTTAGTCTTCAGGCGTTCCATAACTAATGCATCAACAGTATTTCTAGCCATTATGTAATGGATGAACACCGAGCGGTTATGGCCCGCTTGAAGTTGCCTTACCGGTCCGATCCTTTCTATAATTTGTTGATGTTCTTCCAGATTCCAGTTCACTGAAAAGAACACAAGTATGTTACCACCGTCTTGTAGGTTTAATCCGTGTCCTGCGCTGGCGGGATGGGCGAAGAGCAACGGGATTTTGCCTTTATTCCAGTCTCGCAGGGTTTCAGGGTTTTTGTCCAATATTTGGCCTTGTGGGAAAGCAGCCACAAGCCTAGCCAAATCACTTTTAAAATTATAAGCGACTAATACAGGCATACCCGCGGCTTCTTCAATAATTTCATGTAATGCTTCGATTTTGGCATCATGGACTACCTCCCATTTTTTAGTGTTCTTATCAACATATACCGCGCCGTTGGCGAGTTGTAAACATTTCATGGTGCGTGACGCAGCATTAAATGCTTCGACATCGTGCTCACCAATTTCCATAAACATTTTCTTTTCCATCTCGTTATATAAATGACGCGCTTTCGGGGGGAGGTCGACATATATTTTATTTTCTATCGGTTCATCGAGATCGAAATAATCGGCGGCATTAAGCGATATGCATATATCTTTTAATTTATCTTCTATTTCGTTTTGTGCATGATCGAGAGGAGCAATACCGTAACCGTCAAAGGTCTTGTAAAACCATCTTTGAGAGAAAGCCGTAAACGAACGGCCTAGCCTTTTACCGGCATCCAAAAACCATATTTGACCCCATAAATCTTTAAGCCCGTTTGGTGCAGGGGTTCCAGAGAGTTCTACAAATCTTTCAATCTTAGAGTGTGCTATTTTGGCCAACGCCCGGGCACGTTTCGTGCCTTGTTTAAGCCTGAATCCTTTTAACTTTGTGGATTCATCAGCAATGACCATTTTAAAAGGCCAATCATCTTCAAAAAACTCTATAAGCCATTGAATATTCTCATAATTTATAGTATAGATATCTGCCGGTGTTGCCACTTTACGGCAACGTTGTGCGGCTGAACCTATAATCGGTTGTATTTTGAAATGGTTAAATTCTTCCCATTTCTTCACCTCCTCCGGCCAAGTGTTTTGCGCTACCCGAAGCGGGGCTATAATCAGTACAGGTAATATTTCTTCTACCAATGATAAATAGTTTAGAGCTAATAATGTAGAAGAACTTTTACCTAAACCCATGCCTGCCCAAACGCCACACCGTGGTGTATTAATTATGTGGTCGGCAATAGCTAGTTGGTAATCTCTAGGGCTGTATTTTCGGGTCATTTTCTATTAGAGAATTTCTTTTAGTATTCGATAGTTTTGCCCACCAATCATAACTCGCATTGTGTAGGTCTAGTCATGCTCATCTCGTAAAAGCCTTTATAAACTCCGCTGCGAGCTGTGGGACGATTGCATCCCCCGCACTATGGATGACACCCACTCTTTCGGGATACCCATTAACCAGCAAGGGAATTCTGGGTTCAACGAGCCTCTGTTTTTCGTCTGGGCAGTTGATCCAAACGCCTGACGACCAAGTGTGCCGTTCCTCTCTTTCCCATCTTTCCTGAATCTGCTCTTGCTCAAATCCCCTGTATCTTTGTGGTCGCGAACTGTCGGGGTAGGCCACATTACCGGATTCACTTGCTCCCTCAAATTTGCCGGTGCTGTCCTTCCTTTGCGTGTCGTGTTGAATTGCCTGTTTTTTGCTTTCTGGGACCTCTGAGGCAAAATATCCATTGTGTTTGGTGTTGCCCACAAGGCTTGTGTCTGTAAATCCATTCCTCGTTTTTGTCCCGAATGCCTGCGCGTTACTGTGCTTCCGTTCTCTACTAATTCCAGTTTTCTTGTGCCTCTCGGTGATGCGTCCGGAGTCGCCCACAGAGCTTGCGTCGCTAACCCGTTCCCGCTGGTCTTGGACGCTCCTTTCTTGTTGTAGTTCCCGTACTTCGTCACGGTAGCCCACAAACCATAATCGCTCTCGTCTGTGGGGCGCACCGATGGCTGAAGCTGGCATAACAATCGACCCGACGGCGTAGTTATTCTCTTCCAGCCCTTGATAAACATCGTCAAGCCACCCTTTGGTAATTGCGTCCTTAACCTGTTCTCCAAATATAACTGAAGGCTGACACTCTTCGATAAGGCGGAACCATTCAGGCCATAAGTGTCGATCGTCTTTTTTACCTTTTTGTCTACCTGCAATACTGAACGGCTGGCAAGGACATGAGCCCGTCCAAACCCTACGACCTTTTTCCCATCGTGCGAGGTCAAGTGCATAGTCCCAAAGTCCGATTCCTGCAAAGAAATGGCATCTTTCATAATTTCGTACGTCATCTGGCATTACCTCTTTTATTGGTCTGTCATCAATATCGCCCTTAGAAATATGACCGTCTTCTATTAACGTTTTCAGTGCTGCACATTTCTTTTTGTCAAATTCGTTGTAATAAGTTTTACTAACCATACTTATATCGGTTCTCAATTAGGTTCAGAATCTGATGGCAGCCTTCTTCATGTTCGTATTCATAACATATTTCTTTAATCTGTTGCTTCAGTCCGTCCCTATTCTTACTTGCTCTTTCCCTATTGTCCCTCCGGCAATGCGGACACGTCCGCCATTCAGTATTATATAGTTCTTGACAACCATATATGCTAAATTTCTTCATCAACTTTAGCCTCTGGTTGGTCATAAACCACAAAGTTAGGGTTAAGGCTTTAATAGGATATGTTTCGACACATTGGCCGCACCGATAAAACGTTATTTTATTCATCTTCTTAACATTTCTTCATTTATTTCTCTTTAAAGCTTTACGCATTTTCTGATAACTGACTTCAGGTTTTCTTTGCCTTTTTTTAGGTTCACGGTATCCTTCATACCAAATCACGAAAGCAAATACGCCAACAGAAAGAAAAAGAAACGCAAAAGCCAGCACCACATTTAACATGATTTATTTCTCCTTGTTTCCTGGATAAAATTACTTACAGCAAAAATAGTATCTAAAACTATAACCTCATCACCTTGGGCTACCATCCTTTCATGCTCGCGGGCTTGGTGCGGTTTAAGCTTTGCACCTACGCTTTTTACCTCCACCCAGACACGTCTTCCGTGGAGTGTGACATAACGGTCGGGTGCACCCCTACGGTTTATCCAAGTAACCTTGTTAGCTGTTCCGCCTTCCGCCTTAACCCTATCTACTAGATATTTTTCAATCCCTTTTTCTAAATAATTAATCACATCCAACATATTAATCTTTCCTATATCTAAGTGCTTCAAAACCTCCGGCGACCAAAGGTAAGTCCGGTGCCCATTCAGGGCTATAAGCTAGTAAACGGTCTAATTCCGCTCCGTTATACATGGCGTTATCTGGTACTTCCGTGATAATCTCATCATGTACAGATAGAATAATTTCATAACCGTAATTTTCAATGCGTGGCATGTTCGAGGCCATAACGTCACGTGCTACGGCTTGGCACACATTCTCAAAAAGTTTTCCTCCGTAGGTCTTCAAACGTGACCATTTATGGGTGGTTTGATTTACCCCCATATAAGTAATATCTTTCTGGTTTATCTTCGGCGCGGAATAACATAACGCCCTGCCCGAAGGTAAACCGATACGTAGCCAGCTGCCGTCACGTCTTATTTTCAACTTACGGCATTTACGGGTTTTATCTGGGTTAAATACGGCCATTTTTACTTCGTCCGCTAACTCCTCCCAATACGAAATTATTTGAGGGTGGGCTTTTCTCCACAGTCTTTTAAAAGCATCACATGTTTTGAAAGTTTTTTCTTCCATATCGAAAGTGCGTTTTCTTTCAACCGCCCATTCCCACATGTTTCGTGTTTCTTCTTTAATAATACCTGGAATAGTTGGCCAAGCTTTTTCTGCTAATTCACTGAGATTAATACCGTACACCGTCGCGAAAGTTACAAACGCACCTACCCCACCCTCATATCCTAATGCAAGTTCCATTACCTTACCTACCTGGCGTTGTGATTTAGTTACGTTTTCCGGTTCTACCTGAAAAGCCTTAGCATAAGCCAGTTTATACAGGTCGGTGCCTGTCCCTTTATCAAAATCACGGAAAGCTTGTATTTTCCACTTCTCACCCGCTAACCAACAAGCAACCCTTCCTTCAATATTGGATAAATCGGACACTACTAATTTCCTACCTTTCGGAGCTATTATACATCCGCGTAGGGAAGCGGAAATCATCTTCATTATTTTATCTTCGGATACCAAATCGATAACACCGTGGCGTATTAATTCTATACTTTTCTCTATTTCTTCTTGAGGAGGTAGATTTTTCGACGGTAAATTTTGAGGCTGGAAAGTACGACCAGACCAGCGTCCTGTACGGGAAGCCCCGCAGAATTGCAATGTACCCCTTAATCGTCCGTCTGATGATACAGCTTTAAGTAATGTGTTATATTTGGCTGCGCTTGTGGTGCAAACTTGTAGTCTAATACGTAATAACTCCTTAACACCTTCAGGGAGATTGTTATCATCTAACCTTTTTTCTAGTGTCGATGCCCGCATATTTGGCAAGTCGACTCCATATTGACCGAGCAAATAAAGGAGGAATTTATCCCGTTCACTGACAGAGAAGAGTTTCCCTTTTGTAATTTCACTGGTGCGCAATTTGAGCTTGTCTTGAGTCCTTTTAACTGTTTCAATAGCTCTTTGAGCCAATTCCGTATCAACTTGGAACCCTCTCTCATTGATTCGTTGGTCCAGTCTCCAGAGGGTAAGTTCACTTCCACGGTAATTCCATTTTGGGAGACGCTTATGGATTTGCCGCATCGCTTCAACGTCGTTGCGCGCATAATCGCAGAATTTCTGCCACTTTTCCGGGTGTGTCTCACTTATAGCCCTCCTTAATTTATGGCTTTTCGATTTAGGTTTACAGAAAAGTTGTATCAAAGTTTTACCTGCTTTGTCTTTCGCCAACTCTTTATCGATCTTAAATATCTCACATAAAGTACCAAGGGCACCGGGCAAGCCATGCGCAAGGGCTTGCACCATAGTATCCTCGACACGCTTGACTGGAATATCTATGCCTAAAGCGTGCCTAATAACATTGCGGTCGAAACTGCTCTTGTGAAATACGAATTGTACTTTAGGGTCGTCAATAGCAGCCCGCAAATCTTCCGGCATATGTGGGTTAATAGTTACGTCCCATACATGAACCGGTTGGTCATCAAATGCGTAAGCCCAGATCATTACCTCGGAATCCTCAGCATAGGCATGGGTGCCATTAGCTATCGGGGTTTCGCTATAAGTTTCTGTATCGGAAAAACAATACTTCATTCGATTACCCTATCAAATCAGCAGCATCGGAACCTTTTGATAAATCTTCAAACTCGTCATCGCTCATAGGCGTACCGCCTCCGAATTGTTCCCCATCTTTCACGAATTGTACCCCACGCAAACTAGCGGATATGCCTTTACCCGTATTGTCATAGGTAAACAATTCTATATGACCGTTAACATAACAACCGGCGTAAGGACGACCATCGTCTTGTGCTAAGGTGGTAGTGCCGTCCCTATCTCTTATTACCGGACGAATTTTACTGTTAGCAGATAAAGACATCATACCCGCGTAACCATCGTAGGCTTTAGTATCTCCGTCTTGAAAGCAGCATTTATTAGCGTTATTTCGGATTTGACTAAAAATAGTAGCACCTTTTTTGGGCCATTTTTCATTTAAAGTTTTTTCAATAGCAGTTTCGATTAACCGCGCTAGTGAACTCCCTTTTGGCAGTAAAAATGTAGCTTTGTATTTAGGTACATCGCCTTCCTTGAAGGCTTTGGGCACAAATAAATCAGGAAAAGAAAGTCGTACATTTTTAAGTGTGATAGTATTTTTGTCCATAATAGTAATTTCCTATATAATGTTATCGGTTTTGGTTAAATCCTCCATTTCATCCTCAACCGGGGGGATGATTAGAGTTTGCCTTCTATCCGAGGCATGGGCCACGGACGGGTTACCTTCGGCCTGGGTAATCTGGTCTTGAAGTTTCCTCCATTTCTTTGGACTATTTTCAAGCACTTTTTCAGCCTGAGTTGGGGAAATAACTTTAATCTTGTATCTTTCTTCGTGTTTCAAACGCATTGCTTTTAATAGTTTTTCAGCTTCGGTAGCGTCAATCCATTTGCGGTGCCCTTTCTTGCCCTGAACTAGTTTATAGTTTGGTACTTCATTACCTTCTCGTAGTTCACGTAACACCGCCCCCCGTACAGCTTCACACCAATATTCTATCATGTCGACCTTAGCCATGTATTTTGATAGCATATTGTTGTCGGCAGAGGCCGGAGGGTTGTTGAGTTCTTTTTGATCTAAGTTTTCCATTTCTGCACCTACAGTTTCTGTTATATACTCAGCAGCTGCAGGGCAAAACCCCCTGACTTTACAGAAGCAGCATTGTTTCTCACCCGGGGTGAAGAATTCAGGGTTTTGTCTCACAAATTCTGCACGTGAATTTTCCAGGGGATTCAACCAAGAATCGAAAACTTCTTTAATTCTTATGACGCTCGTCGCAGCAATCTTAGCCTTTCCGGCAAAAAGTAATAGATCTGCTAATGAACAATCCCACTCCCTTACACTGTTATGTATCCGCGGTTGGCTTATAATTAGACGTACTGTTTCAAATTCAAATATCAAGCCGTATGTTTCAAGCGCACCAAGTGCGTATAGCATTAATTGTTCGTTTTCTTCGGCAAAAACTTCAACCTTCCGACCGTATTTAAGATCAATAAGAACGAGTTCTTTATTTTGCGCATCTAGAATTATTGCATCGGCAGTACCGAAGCTATCGGGCTGTCCTATAGTTTCAGAAAAATCTACTTTTTGCTCTATTAGAAGGATGTTATCCCCAGCGCATTGTAATACCAAGTCAACATAGCTTTGAACATGTCGACACATATCGTCATCGACAGTGAACTTAAAACCATCTTCTTCGATAGAGCGCCCTTTAAAAGCTGAAGTTTGTTTTGCTTCTGAATTCAACACCATTTCCGCTAGGGTATGCGCTGCGGATCCCTCCGCTAAATACTCACTAGGTTTTTCTTCGGGCAAACTCTTTTCTAGAGCAAGAGAACCTCGGCATTTAATCCAGCGATCCGCACCCGATGGTGATAATAATGCGTGCTTACTCATAATTATTTTCCATCTCCTTCGAGTCCAGCTTCTTCTGCAGCTATGATAATTTCAGCATATTTATCTTCCTTTAATTCGGTGACGTGTTCTGCTCCGAATTTTTTAAGAAAATTTAATACCGCGCCACGACCTTTTGCTTTAGCCAGAGATAATAATGCAGCTTTAATACCCTCAATACGTACAGTATTTATATTCTCTTCCTCCGGTGTTAAGATGTGTTTTTCCGGTATATGGGTGCTTTTTTTGTTATTCAGTGTTACAGTCAAAACTGTTAAAGCTTTAGTAAGATTTTTTATTTGCTTTTCTAGTGACATAATTATTTCCTTATATATTTTTAATTAACCTTTAAAATCTTCACAATCCAAAGGCCAGCGTTGCTCTTTCGCAAGTTCGCACTCACGTATTTTACTTATTCTCTTATCGTTTTCCGCCATACGTTCAACCTCTAGTCCAAAGGCGTGGATGAATAGTAAAGCGGATACAACCATAAAGAAAAGTGCACCCCCGATCATATAAATAAAGTTAAGCATAATGTTTTCCTTTAAGGTTTATACCGTTTTCTATTAACTAATTATAACCACAAGTTGCACTTGTCAACATAAAATGTTAGTTATTGATAATAAATACGATTAATAGTTGTATTTGTCTATGTAAATCACTATCAATCGATAATTAAAACTAATAGTTGCGCTCGTCAACACTAATTACAACTATTATTTACACTTCTTTTTAATAATGAAACTACATTTTCAATCTTAGGTAACTAATATGACAACATTAAAAAAATGGTTTGCTGCTGCAACGAAACAAGAAAGAAAAGACTTGGCGGAACGTGCCGGTACTTCCGTTCAATATCTCGGGCATAAAGAAGTAGTTTAAAAATTACAGGAGATAAAAATATGGTTGATAGATTATCTATACTAACCCATGGAACAAATTACTTAGCTAAAGTGTGGCAAGCTGACGGCAAGATACACTCGTACGATTTAGCCAAGCATTTCACACACACTACTAAGATGGTGAGTAATATCGGGGAATTGTCTTCGTTATTGTCCGGCTTAGAAAAAGACCCACACTCTTGTATTATCAGGGGGGCTAAAAGGGGGCTAAAAGGGTCTATCGAAATTCCGACAGACCCTTATCTCAAAGGTAAGGTACGCCGCCGTAATGATTATTTCGAAGACCAAGCACTACATACTGTATTGATTGAAGTAGACAACTATGTACCTTTGACTTGCGACCCTATTGATGACCCTGTAGGCGCAAGTGAGGAGTACATATTGTCTTGCCTACCGGAAGCTTTTCATGGTACTTCATATCATTGGCAGTTATCTAATAGTGCTGGACATCCCGATAATATCGGAAAGTTGAAAATACATCTATGGTTCTGGCTTAAAGAAAAATGCACCTCGGCAAGTCTTAAGAAATGGAGAGCAGATAATAACGTAGAATGTGATGGTGCGGTGTTTAATGCCGTTCAAGTCCACTACACCGCCGCTCCTATACTTAAAGAAGGAGTCAAAGACCCCGCGGCATGCCGTTCAGGGTTGATACGGGGGCGCGATGAAGTGGCCCTCGGCATTGATGGTAGTTTATTAGAAGTGCGCAAAGAAAAAGTCCGTGGGGTAAATTCAGGAGAGTATGACTACGTACTTGATTACGTTGATATTCTTAACGATGGCGAGGACGGCAGGGTTTATATAGAATGTCCTTTCAAAGACGGTCATTCTATGGAATCTGGCCCTACCTCCACTGTTTATTTCCCAAAGGGTACGGGAGGATTTGAACAAGGGCATTTTAAATGCCTACACGCTTCATGTGAAGGGCGTAATGATAATGACTTTTTAGAAAAATGTGGTGCGTTAACTTTTGACCTTACACTGGTTGAAGAAGATGGAAAAAAAACTCTAACGTTACCTAAGTTTGTGCGAGATAATAAAGGTAACATAGTGAACACTCAAAACAACACCGATATAGCTGTCGAAAGCCGACCTGATATTTGTGGTTTCTATGTGTGTTATGATTCGTTCCTCGCAGGGGTTCTGGTAAAACCTATGGAAACTGAAAAAAACGGTAACAAAGGTTGGCGCGCTCTAAAAGACACTGACTATACCCAGATACAAGGGAGGCTTGAACTTCTTGGCTTTAAGGCTGTAGCTAAAGACCGAGTGAGGGACGCTGTACATCTCGCCGCGGAGCTTACTCTTTTTGATTCTCTGATAGATTGGTGTAAAAAATTACCAGCATGGGACGGTATCCCGAGGATTGACAGATTCTTTGTAGAGTATTTCAACTCCGAAGACAAAGAATATACCCAAGCCGTAGGGGCTTACACTTGGACGGCTCTTGGGGGTCGTGCTCTCATCCCTGGAATTCAGGCGGATATGATGCCTATACTTATAAGTAAACAAGGAACCCGTAAATCTGCCGCTATTAAGAAAATGGGGGCTATGCCTGGAACTACGGGCGTTCTTAATTTCAATGCAGATGATGATAATAGGAAAAGAAGGTTAAAAGGGCGTTGCGTTCTTGAAGTTGCTGAGATGCAAGGGATGCACACTAAATGCATAGACGATATCAAAGCCTTCATCACTGAGTCCGAAGATATCTGGCGGCCTATGTTTAAAGAACATGAAACAACAAACAAACGTCGTACTATCTTTATAGGTACTACTAATCAACACGAACTACTATCCGACCCCACCGGGGCCAGACGTTTCTTACCGCTGGTCGTGGGAGAAGTAGACCCTGGCGGTGTAGCTAATTCTAAAGACCAGCTATGGGCTGAAGGGTTGGCGCGTTTTAAGAAGAACGGTATAGAATGGCAGAAAGCCGACAAACTCGCGCCGGAAGAGCATGAAGCGCATAAAGTGACAGACTTCTGGTATGACCTTATAGACTCTTGGTTGGAGCAAAAGGTTGAGGGTGTTAAACCTATGGATAAAGGTTATATAACCACTATTGAAGCGGCTGAATTCGGTATAGGGCTGTCGCCCGCTAAAGTTAAATCTTGGGATCAACGCAAGCTAGGCAGTCTCCTTAGGGAGGGTTTCAAATTTAAACGAAAACAGAAACGATTAGGTGTTTCTGCTAAACTAACATGGGTCTTTATGCCTACGGAAGAGGAGTAAGGAATTTCGCTACAATCCCTGGGATTAGGCGGCCTCCCGACTCGTAGTAAACGACCGCCCGAGAGGTGAGGCCTAAATGTTCGGCCATTTCCTTTTGGGTTAATTCCATTTCTTTGCGGATAGCTTTAAATTCTTCTTTGGTCATGGGTTTAATTTCTTTTCTATTATAGGTTAACAGGCATTAAAACAGCTTCTCTATCGTCAAAGCAAAATAATACAGGTTCTGTTTCACCAGCTTCACTCGAATAAACGGTAACTGTTTTATCTTTTTGCATAATTGCTTGTAAGTATTTAAGATTAAACCGGAATCTTGTTTTGAATAACGTGAAGGTCGCGTTACCTGCACAGTCTATTTCGGCATGCTCCATGTTGAAAGTATCTTTGATATTTTTAGACGGTACAGCTCTCATCACATCTGGAAAGTTACCGTCTATATCCAGCTTTACGCCGGCGGCATCGTAATAACCTTTTTCTAATTCAGAAGGAATCATATGTATGCGGTGACCGTCCGTTGCGATTAACTTCTCCCCATTGGAGTAGGCGTTGTGTAAATAAGGGCGGTTAGCTAAAGCAATCCACTGGTTAAGGTTTTTGCTTATTTTAGGAAGGGTAGGTTGAAAGTATTTAAACGCCCCTGCCAATTCTGATTTTAATTCTTCATTATTAGTTTCGTTGTATAGTTTTTCTAACAACGATTGTATAGATCCTTTAGTTGGTTTTCTAGGTGTCTCGTAAGCTTTTGTTTGAATGTTCATTGTTTTATTCTTTATTTAAGTTAACAACCTAACCGGTTGGTAAATACATAGTAGCACAGTGTTCTACTTAGAGTCAACAACTAAATTAAATAAACTTGAAAATAAATGATTCTTTTTCCAAAGAACGAGTAATCTTGACTGTTAAATTTAACAAACACAGTTTAAAACCCACTTTGTTAAATTTAACAAACACAGTTTAAAACCCACTTTGTCGGTATTATCTTTTGCTAATCTGCTCATATTCTGCCGTAGAGCACGATTTCGTGCTCTTTTTAGCTGTTTTTGTCACCCCATAACCTATTGATATATGAGAAGAAAATGCGTTTGTCACCCCATTTTAAAATGGGGTGACACGATGGGGTGACAAAAAAGAGGTCGTAACCTATTGAAATATAAGAAGAAAATATTTTTGTCACCCCTGTCACCCCATTTATACTATTTCTATTAAGTACTATGAAAAAAATATTAGCTGTTTTTACTACTAGCTATTTCTCAGGGAAGGGCTGCCAGCGGAAAATGGGGTGACAGGGGTGACAGAGAGCGAAAAACGATTATAAATCAATAGGTTAGACCATGTCACCCCATTTTTAAAATGGGGTGACATGGGGTGACATGGGGTGACAGTGTGTTTTTTAATAGATCGGCAGTTTTGAGAGGTAAAAAAAAGTAAGAGAAAACAGAGGGTTAAAGGGTGTGCCACCATGTTTTTCTATATTTTATGGTATTAGTTTTATAAAATCAGTATATTCTTTTCCTCCGTTTGTGTCAACTGTCTCTTGCATCATGTTTATAATGATCTGTGTATTTTCAATTGATACGTTGTCATCCTTCAGGATTGTTCTAATCTTATTCAAAACATTGTTTACTAGTTTATGGTCTTTTGCAGTCTCTGGGAATCCTTTATACTCCTTCGTCATGTCCTGGTTTTCAGGTTTAAAATTATTACTAAATACAGTTCCACTATTATATATCGCGCCTTTAAGGTATGCGCCTTCAAGGTATGCAAATACAAGGTTTGCGCCTTTAAGGTTTGCGCCTTCAAGGTTTGCGCCTTTAAGGTTTGCAAATACAAGGTTTGCGCCTTCAAGGTTTGCGCCTTTAAGAGATGCGCCTTCAAGGTTTGCGCCTTCAAGGCCTGCGCCTTCAAGGTTTGCAAATACAAGTTTTGCGCTTTCAAGGCATGCGCCTTCAAGGTATGCGTCTTCAAGGTATGCGTCTTCAAGGTTTGCGCCTTTAAGGTTTGCAAATACAAGTTTTGCGCCTTCAAGGTTTGCGCCTTTAAGGTTTGCAAATACAAGGTTTGCGCTTTCAAGGTTTGCGCCTTTAAGAGATGCGCCTTCAAGGTTTGCGCCTTCAAGGCCGGCAAGTCTAAGGTTTTTATTACTTTTAATTGCGGTCTTGACTGCCTCCCCCAATTGGGTTGAGTGCAGTGTATTTTTATACTCATCGTCTAGTTCAACAGTCCATCTTATTGAGTCTGAAAATTTCTTTTTGATTTTAAATTGCATTATCATTCTCCGATTTATTTTAAATTATTATATTTGTTCTGATTCAACGGTGAACGAGTACCCTAACTCCCTAAGAATTGAGATATCCTCTTCAGTTAAAGTTTTTTGCTTCTTAAATTCGGCAAGTAACTTGCTTCTGTCACAATTTGGATAAATTGTTTTATTACCAAACACATTTTTGATTTTAACTTTAAGTTCCATAGTTTTTTACTCCTTCGTCATGTCCTGGTTTTCAGGTTTAAAATTATTACTAAATACAGTTCCACTATTATATATCGCGCCTTTAAGGTATGCGCCTTCAAGGTATGCGCCTTTAAGGTATGCGCCTTTAAGGTATGCGCCTTCAAGGTATGCGCCTTCAAGGTATGCGCCTTTAAGGTATGCGCCTTCAAGGTATGCGCCTTCAAGGTTTGCGCCTCTAAGGTTTGCGCCTTCAAGGTTTGCGCCTTCAAGGTATGCGCCTCTAAGGTTTGCAGATACAAGGTTTGCGCCTTCAAGGTATGCGCCTTTAAGGTCTGCGCCTTCAAGGTATGCGCTTTTAAGGTTTGCGTCTTTAAGGTATGCGCCTTCAAGGTATGCGCCTTCAAGGTATGCGCCTTTAAGGTATGCGCCTTCAAGGTATGCACCTTCAAGGTATGCGCCTTCAAGGTATGCGCCTTTAAGGTTTGCGCCTTCAAGGCGGGCAAGTCTAAGGTTTTTATTACTTTTAATTGCGGTCTTGATTGCTTCCCCCAATTGAATAGAATACGGTGTATTTTTATACTCATCGTCTAGTTCAACAGTACATCTTATTGAGTCTGAAAATTTCTTTTTGATTTCAAAGTTCATAGTTTAATCCTTTATTATTAAGTGTTTAAGAAGGTGACATTCTTCTCTAATATTTCCATTAATTCCTTAGCTTGGGCCGCACATGGGATGCGTGCGTAGAGTATCTTTGAGCGTATTTCCCTGGTAGAATATTCATCTAAATGCTGAATATAATACTCTTCACTATCTTGAGAGATCTTACCAGCAGGGCTGAATCTGCACTAAAACTGCATTTAACCTGCAATCACAAGAAAATTCTGCACTGAACCTGCAATCGCAGAATAGTATCCTTTTGTTATTGAGTTAGTAGGGTTAATAACCCCGTAACCGGACAGTACAGTAGCCCGTTAAGGGAGTCAACACTTTTTTTAATCATCTCAAGGGACGCTCTTGGTAGTTTTGCAACAAATAGTTGCTTATTATCTTTAGGTAGGATATAATAAAACTATTATCAATCCCTCGCCCTGTGGGGGGAGCGCAACAGGAGAATTTTAATGTCTGAATATAATGGGATGGGTTATTTTGACCTCAAAAGAGAATGTGGTAAAAAAGGATTAGGTGGCAAAGGAACAGCAGCGGTGTTAAGAGCCCGTCTTAAAGGCACAGAAGAAAAGGATCAAGCATCTAAACCAGAAGTGAAAGCCATCCCTCCCCAGTCTACCGCTCCGCAAAATAATGTAGTGGACGAAAGAAAAACCACAGTAGCTGCCTCCTCAGAAGAATTGGCTAAATTCCTTCCTACCGCGATTAACACCCCAAAAGTAGACAATTCAAGGTTTGAACCGTGGCTAACTAAAGAACGTTTAGCAGCGTTAGATAATAAACTATCTCTAATATCGGTAGGAAAGGGTAAGTTTAGATTTGATTTAGATTATAAAAAAAGTGCTTTCCAAGTCGAATTTTCTGGGAGGCCGTTAGGCTTAAACAGCACAACATTGGTTGCTACGGATGAAGCTATTCTTAAAGAAGCACGTTTTTATTTCAACGCTAGGGTTAGTGTTGGGAAAAATGCCCAAGGAAGTCGGATATAATTATGGCTCTAACACAGAAGCAAGAAGCTTTTGTTATAAAGTACATAGAATGTGATAACGCAACTGAGGCGTATAGATGTGCCTATAATACCGAAAACATGAAAGAGCCCACAATAGGTAATAACGCTTACCAATTAATGCGCCACAACGGAATAGCAGCGAAAATCAAAGACTTACGTGGTGCTGGTGCTAAGAAACTAGGTATAGATAGAGAATATATTACGAAGGGTATAACCGATACAATTGCTCGCGCCATACAAGATGGTGACCATTCAAATACGATGAAGGGGTACGATATGTTAGGTAAAATGTACGATTTGAATGAGGATAAACAGAACGATAGGCTTGTTTCTATCAAGGAAAGACAAGCTTTATTTGACAATTTCAAGCAACGGTTGATGATAAATGTCACGCCAGAGGGGGATGGGAAAGAAAACGCACAGCAGGTTACCACATGAAGGAGCATACCTATTCTAACGGTTCACGATCTTGGTCCAAGCATTACGATGAAGCCGTCGGTGGCGAGTCAATTAAGTTGGCCGACGGCTCTTATAAGGCGGGAAAGCCTGATAGGTGGTGGCGAACACGCTTGATTATTGGTGCGCGAGTCGGAGATAAATCAATTCACTTTGAGTTAAAAAGATTCAAGAAGGACAATGCTAGTGAATGGTTAGCGCATGATGACGGAAAGGCAATGTTATTTAGCGTTACATCTAAAGAGGCGTTAGAGATAGCTGATGTGATTAGGGCCGCGGTGTGAGTGGATTCCAAGCAGCGGTTGATAGATGTTACACCCAGAGAATAAGTAAGGAGGAACAGGGATGCGTAGGAGACTCACGGCATATATTTATGAAATAGTTATAAATCTTTCACGTAAGGATAAATATATTGAGGATGCGGTAATCCAATTAGGATATATGTATCCAGGCATTGCATTACATGAGATTTATGTGGCTGATGGCGTGATCCGGTACGATAACTGTGATAAAAAGAAAAAGGACATAAAATGGTACAAGAATAGCTGTCGCATTGAAAAGACACTATCCACTAATAGACACGTCCTTCCAAATGCTAAACTCAACAATGATGCTATAAAATGTCATGAAGTTTTATTAGCTGAATGCAAAAAGCATATAGAAGAGGATAAACGCTTAGACCATCTCCCTAATAAGGGACCATTTGCTATTGTAATAAGAAGAGCCCCAGACGACCATATATATGTAACGTATGATAGATATTTAGATATTTTTAGGGAGGAGCCTAATAATGCTATAAGAATACCGGTAGCTTTTGTACCTTCTGGATTTATCGAAGATTATTATCATTCTTTAAACGATAATAAAAACATAGTTCGTATGATGGAAGATAATAAGAAGAGCCCCTTTGTCAGATGTGTATCGGTCACAACTAATAGTTGAAATGCATGAACACTATGACAGATTCCGAACTTATCGGAATGCTAACAACTGACCAAGCTTCATTTACAATGCAGTGTTTTCATACTGTAGACCCTGCCCATGAATATCTACATAATTGGCATATAGAATGCGTTATTGAGCACCTCCAAGCTGTAGAGCGCGGGGAGATTAATCGGCTAATAATAAATATGCCACCCCGTTCCCTCAAATCTATTACAGTTTCCGTGGCATGGCCGGCTTGGTTGTTAGGCAAAAACCCCTCGACTCAAATTATCACGGCTTCTTATGGGCACGATTTATCTGTAAAGCATAGTGTTGATACACGGCTTATTATGGAAAGCGATTGGTATAAGGTAGCCTTTCCTGATACGATAATCGCACGTGACCAGAATGAAAAAAAGAAGTTTCAGACCACGAAAAGAGGACATAGAAAAGCTACGTCTGTCGGTGGCTCTGTCACAGGGGATGGAGGTGATTATCTCATTATAGATGACCCGTTAAAGCCTGATGAGGCACCGTCAGACGTTATAAGGACGGGAACTAATGACTGGATAGACCAAACTTTTTTAACACGTGAGAACGACCCCAAAACCTCAAGGGCGTTATTGGTAATGCAACGTTTACATGAAGATGATCCTACGGGGCACCTTTTAGAGCGCGGGGGATGGCAATTGCTTAATTTGCCGGCATATTTCGATAAGCGTATTATCATTCAAGTAAATAAAAAGAAATGGATTTGTGAACAAGATTCTTTTCTACACGAAGCTCGGCTAGGAGAAGATGAACTAGATAAAAAGCTTAGTGAACTGGGAATGCAAGGCTTCGTCGGCCAATATCTTCAACGCCCAACACCTGATGGTGGCGGGGAGTTTCAAGCAAGATATATTCAATATTACAATAATTTTTCACGTAAGTTCACGGCTCGGGGCATGAATATTTATATCTTGTACGACCCTGCCAACTCAAAAAAGAATAAAGAGAGGGTCGATCCTGACTATACAGCTATAGTTGTAGTAGGGCTAGCAACTGATAATAATTATTATCTTCTGGATTTAGTGCGTGACCGTTTTAATCCTACTGAACGCGTCAACGCTCTAATGGATTTACATATAAAATGGGCAAAGTTGGGGGGTAAAGCCCCCGTTGTAGCTATAGAGCAGTACGGCATGATGTCGGATAGCCATTATATCAAACAGGAAATGGATGAGAGAAACTACAGGTTTAGAACAGTAGAAGTAAAAGGACAAGTCAAGAAGGAGGATAGGATACGTAGGCTTATCCCATTATTTGAGAATAATAGGGTGTATTTGCCAAGAAGTATAACTTATGATAGTATTAACGGTGAATCACATGAATTAATAAATGCACTCATAAAAGAAGAACTTACGGTTTTTCCTGTAGGCCGGCACGATGACATGATTGATGCGTTCGCTCGTATATTGGATAAAGACCTAGACGCGCGCTTTCCTAAAATTGGAACAGTTTATCTTGAAGGCGGGCAAGTTCTTAAGGATTTGTACGCAGAAGATTTTGACGAAGATGATATAATGACTTGGTAGATAATAAAAAATGCCCTTAAAAAGTGATAAGAAACTTCTGAAACAATGGGAGAAACATAAAAAGATATCCGAAGGTTCTCTGGATGAGCAGCACTCAGAGGCAAGAAATGACCACGCTTTTCACGCTGGTGATACTATGGCGTACACGGCTACTGTTACGGATAAGAGCCGTCGCGCCATGGTGGTATTCAATAAGGTTAAGCCTTATATAGACGCTGTCACAGGTTTTATGGTCCAGCTTAGACGAAAGCCCCAATATCAAGCGCGACTTTTTGATAATCAACAACAGCAAGAATTTTCTATATATCTCAATGCTTTATCTGATTACGCACGTGATAATGCTAATATGGATCATTTAGAAAGCCGTCAAGATAGAGAGATGTTAATCACTGGTTACGGTGCCATTGATACAAATATAATATACGAACAGAACCCAGATGGTGAGATTAAGGCTGAAAATATAGAGTTTGATGATATATTCTGGGATCCACAGGCAAGGGAGCCTAATTTATTAGATTCGCGTTGGTGCTTTAGACGTAAGAAATTCAACCGTGATGAAGCGGTTAAACGTTTTCAAGGCACTAAGCCGGAAGATTTTGAGAGTTATAAAGGTGAGCAAACGGGTTTTGTATATAATCCTCAAGGTGGTTTGTATGATAAAATAGCTATCGGATTAGGCGTTACGGAGGAGGATTTGGTTGAGGTATATTATTATCAATATTGGGACTTACAGACTTATTACCGTGGCCGTAATCCTTTATTTGATTTAGAAGATGCTTCTGACGTTGACCAGCTCGGTAAATTAATGGAATTAATGCGTACTAGAAGGGAAGAAGCTGCGGACCCTGATGCCGTTGAGGATTATTTTGAATTTGATCCTTTTGCTGAATTCTTAGTTATGACACCCTCTATACGTACGGATATGGAGGCGGCATTTAAGCTATTTGATGTTGATGTTGATTACCAGATACATCAAAAACGTACATATTACACTGCCGTTATCACCGGCGAGAAAATTCTCTTAAAGTTTAAATCACCAGAGCAGCAAGGTTTTACTATTAAGTTTAAGACCGGTGATTATGACTACGAAAATGAACGCTGGTTCGGTATGGTCGCAGCCCTGAAAGAGCCGGCGCGTTATGCTAATAAAGCCCTAACAGAAATGTTATTGGTTATAGCGTCTAATTCTAAAGGCGGTGTAATGTATGAAGAAAGTGCTGTTGAAGATCCAGCTAGGTTTGAGCAACAATGGGCTACAACTAAATCGGCTATTAAGGTAAATGACGGGGCTGTTTCGGGAGGGAGAATTACACCTAAAGCTGTTGCTTCCCTTCCCAACGGATATGAGAATATTTACGCTATTTCTTCCACGTCAATGGGTGAAGTTACTGGAATAAATAAAGAATTCTTAGGTAATGCCCAAAGTTCACAAGTAAGCGGTTTACTGGAAAGTCAACGTATTAACCAAGTTATCAGTACGTTAGCTTGTTATTTTGATAGTATTTCTTTGTATCAAAAAGAACATGCGCGGATGATGATAACCTTTATCCGTACTTTAGCAGAGAATTCGGAGGGAAGGCTTGTTAAAATTCTAGGTGATGATGGGGCGATAAGATTTGATGAGATATCCAGTGATAAATTGGCTGAAGAATACGACGTTGATATTAGTGAGGCACCTACTACAACTACCCAAAAACAAGAGACTACTCAATTGATGATGCAAATTGCTGATAAGTTGGCGGTGTTAGGACAAAATATTTATCCTGTGGCTATTCAATATCTTCCTATAAAACAAGCAGATAAGCAAAAACTATTAGAGATATTACAACCTCCTGAGCCTACGCCTGAGCAACAGCAACAGCAACAAGCTATCCAACAGATTCAACTAGAGGGGCAATTAGCTCAAATAGCCAAGACTAAAGGCGAAGCTACCCTTAAAGAAGCCCAAACTGCTAAGACTACGGCAGAGGTTCCAAAGACTGAAGCTGAAATGGATAAAACAAGGGCGGATACTTTAACGAGTTTAGCTGAGGGTGAACAAAAGAATATCGAAAATGATGTAATAAAACAAAAAGGCGTTGAAGGGGTGCAATTGGTGATATGACCACTTTAGCACAGATTAGGATTAAGATTAAAAGTGCTGAGAAAAAAGCACTTGAGAATGGCGAAGAAATTAAGGTTATAAAAAAAGAATTTAAAGAAGTTGTTAAAACTATCCTTCCCTTGAATAATAAAAAAGGAGACTAAACGATGGAATTGCCGGAAAAAGACTGGGCAGAAGATACAATTAATCAAGAGATAACTATCTATATAGAGATGTTAGAAGATCTAGGATTATCTTTATACGATATAAATAAATTTATTAATTTAATAGAAGAAAAGTGTCTACGCCAGTCATATAAAATCCTGGAAGAAAAGTTGCCGGAAGGATGTGATACTATAGCAGATCTTGTTTTATTTAAGCACTTTTTCCCAGTTTATAATAGAATAACAGAGCGTCAATTTGAGGCTGATAATCATCGTTCATTAGCAGAACAAGCTATTAAAATCTCGTCTTTAGAAGAGCAAATATCATTTCTGCAAATATCAAAACAAGAAAGAGAAGTATTAGAAAGAGAAACATTAAATAATAAATTTAAAACAATTAAATAAAAAAGGAGAATAAATATGGGAATTGCGGAAACCGAAAAACAAATATTAGAGGAAATAAAAGCTCTTTCAGAAGAGAAACCCTCAGATGAACGAAAATCTGAGGAGTTGTTAAAAGAAATACAACAAGAAGAAATATCGACGGATAAAACTGAATTAGAAGAAGTTGCGGAAGTCGAAGAGGAAGTAGAGGAAGTAGAAGAAGAAGTAGAAGAAGAAGTAGAAGAAGAAGTAGAAGAAGAAGTAGAAGAAGAAGTAGAAGAGGAACCGGACAAAGAATCAGACGGTTCAAAATTTGCAAAGCTCAGGCACAAATTAAAAGATGAACGTAAAGTCCGAGAGCGCAGGGAACAGGAGGCGCAAGAACTTCGTGAAACCGTCGCGCGCTTGCAAGGAAGAGCTGAGGGCATTCCGGCACAGGATATTCCTCCCGAGGAAATACCTGATAAAGAATTCGCACCTGAGGAATATAATGCTTGGAAGACTGATAAGTTAGAAAAGAAACTGCAAGAAATAGAAAACGCACACGTACGTTTAAACGCGGAACGAAAATGGGATACAATGCAAACTGAGCATGCCCAGGCTAGTGCTACTTATAGTCACGCTAAAGCGTTTTTATTGGATAATGAGACTAAAAAGATAAAAGCGGCTTACCCTACCGCTACGGAGTCGCAAATAAGCCAACATCTAAAGGAGCAAGAATATATAACTGCTGGTAATGCGGTGAGGGGAGGGCAAGATCCCTTTCAATATATTGAATTTTTAGCATTTCAGGCCGGATATCGTCCTGGAGAAGAAAAAGAAGAGATTAAAGATACTCCTAAAAAGAAACCTAATATTAAAAATATTAAGAAGAATGCTAAAAAGAATGCATCTTTAATTGGTGGTTCTTCAGCCGGCGATACAGGGGATGCAAGATCGGCGACACAATTAGCTGCTATGGGAATGGAAGAGATGCATGAATTCGGCATTAAAAACTTTAAAACTGCAATTAAAAAGTTAGAAGCCCGAAGTTAATTAAACTTCGAGTTGACATTATTTTATTTTTATGTAATACTTCAAGAATATCTTAAGAAAAGACATACTGTATCCGCCCCGCCCGGGCTGTAATAGGGTTGTAAAAAAGACAGGAATCTTTTCTAAAGAAAACAAATTACTCACTCCACCGAAGCCGGGTAGTAATAGGGCTGTTACCGAGTAATTAACAATAACTTTTTTGTTAATTTATTTAGGAGCAGTCGTTATGGCTACTACAGGAATGTTAACGGGCAATGCGTTGACCGTTAAATTATGGGCAAAGCTTGGCTATGTCGATATGTATAAAAACACGGCATTCGGGCGCATGGCTCGTCGTGGTACGATAATGAGAGCTAAGGAGCTTGACCGCGCTGAAGCCGGAGATGATGTAACTTTCAATTTCACAGGTATACTTACTGGTGTCGGCACAGGTGAAGGTGGTACACTAACTGGAAATGAAGAAGCCTTAGACCTTCAATCCTTTTCAATGCAATATAATGTTTTCCGTCACGCGGTCGCGTCACCTAATGACGATACTATTGAGCAAGCACGGACATTAGTACGTTTTGAGGAAAGAGCACGGGAACTTTTACCGGCTTTCCATGCCTCACGTTTAGATGCTTCGGTATTTAACCAATTGGCGGGGGTAAATTCTACTACTATTACAGTTGATGGTACGGTTTATTCCGGTACAGACAGAACTTTTGTGCAAGGTTTGAATACCACTAATGCACCCACTACCAACCGTATTGTTCGCGCTGGTGGGGCTGCTACAGATGAAGCTCTTACCTCGGCCGATACTATAACACTTGATCTTATCGACGCGTCCCTTGAACAACTACAAAGAACTTATCCTTATGCCGGTGCTTTAGATAACCAGGAATTTGATCTTTACATATCATTTGAGCAGGAAGTAGACCTTAAGCGTGATACTAGCGGTAAGATACAATGGTATGCTAATTATCTAGCCGTGACAGAAGGTGGTGTTACTAGTGAAAATCCTATTTTCACAGGTAGTAAATACGGCACTCAACCTATTGGTAAGTACGCTAATGTTAATATTATACCGACTTTCCGAGTTGCCACAGGTGTAAATAGTGGTACTTCCGCAGCCATCACAACCGTACGCCGTGCAGTTCTTTGCGGGCGCAATGCTTTATCCTTTGCTTCCAGATTTGGCGGAGAGCTTAGTGATGGTAAGGCCGATGAGAAAGGAAATGTTCCTTTTAAATATTCTACACAGTTGAAGGATTACGATTATATCAAAGGTATCGAGGCCCGTATGATTTACGGTGTTAAGAAAATCCAGTTTGATAGTGAGGATTTCGGTTCGACTGTTATTTCAACCTTTGCCGCTGCGCATACTTCATAAGGAGATTTAAAATGACTAATCCAACCATATTTGCTGCAGGGATCGGTGATGCTACGAACAGGTTTGTTTCCCGTTCGGAGCCTCAAGGTACTTTACCGCAGAAAACAATTGCTACTATTCCGGCCGTGACAGTCGCCGGTACTAATATTGGTATGATTCGATTCGAGAGGAACTTTAGTTTAGTTGGTCTCGCTATTAAATCGGATGATTTAGATACGGGTACAGCTGTCCTTCTAGATGTAGGTTTTTTATTGGATGATACAACAGGTGAGGATGATAATGCATTTTTGGATAATATAGATATTGCCCAAGATGGAGGGTCACTTCTTTGGCCTGTAGCTGACGGTTTGCTTACCGGTATTAGTTTTGTAGCTACTGGGGGCGGATGGTTGAGTGTAACCACTAGAGCAGCCTCTACAACTACGGCGGGTGATATTACTGTAATAGCTGAATTTACCTATGATTTACTTGGTAAGTAGATGGCCACATTATCTGAGTTGAGGACGTTAATATCAAATAAACTGGCGGACGGTAATTTGATAGACCCGACCTCGGCTCAAATCGATGCTCAAATTAATTCTACTATAGAATATTATGAGACGGACGCTTTCTGGTTTTCAGAGGAAATTGCAGCGTTAAGTACAACGGCGGGGAATGCTGTGTTAAGCGGTATTCCCTCCGATTTTAAACAAGAGATATTGCCCAACGGATTAACTGTTATCGAGGGACAAATTCATTATCCCCTACGTAAATTAAGTCCATTAGAATATGAGTCTATTTTTATAGACGATACCCAAGGATTACCAAGGGCTTATACGTTTAGAAAAGGACAATTTGAACTGTGGTATACGCCCGATAGAGTTTATACGGTGAATTTGTTTTATAGAAAAACATATGCAGATTTAACGACTGACGGTAGTAGTAATGATTTTACTACTAATGCCGCAAGATTAGTAGAATACAAGACCTTAGCTGATTTATTGAGAGACTACAGAAGTGATAATGAGCGTGCTTTATTGTATGATATCAGAGTTGAAAAAGAATACAATAAAATCAAGAAACAAACTAACAATAGAACTGTTACCGGATATTTAACAACAGAAAATATTGTTGAGAGAAATAATGGGTATTATGCCAATTATTATTAATTAGAGGAGAAAGATTATGCCTGATGGAGTACTTTTACCTGGTGCGTTAGGAAGACAAACTACTTCAGATTTTGGTGGAACTATTACTCAAGCTACCGGCAAGACTGATTATAGTAAATTGCTTGGGATAGAGAAAGTTGTAGTACAGACAGTTGGAACTTGGACCCCCACCCGTGTGTCTCAAGCAGACGTGGTTTTACGCCATACAGCAGCTGATGAGACAGCTATTTTAATGATCGATGTTACGGAAGAAATACGTGTAGCGACTGCAAAGGGCTTTCAACTTAAAACGCTAGACTATATCTGGAAGAATGATACCGCCAATTTAGACGCTCATACTGCTACATTGGACAGGATTAAATATATTAATGTAGCTTCTCCGACTGTTACTTCCATGCCAATAACAGGGACGCTAGGAACCGGTTCAATTGCTACTCCTCAAATAGCTGTTTTAACTGTTACTACTCCGGTATTTGAGAACGTAGAGTGTGCAAAAATTGTACTTGAAACGACTGTTAATGCTGCTGCTACTAGTGCTTATGATTTTATAGGAGTGTGTATGAAGTTTACCAGGAATGATTTATAAGATCTAACTTGATGTGCAGCGATGGTATAAGCGATGACCATATTACATGCAGGGGAAATAGGAAGGTTTAACACATCGCTTAATATAAATGATTTGGACGACTTTACTATTTTACGTGTTGGTGAATTAATACGTGTTCCTGCTACTCTGGTAGCTTCTTATGTTATTGCGGAAAATACTACTACCAAGAATTTAGTATTTGCAGATTCCCCATATACGGTACTAATCACAGATGATTATATAAGTGTTGATACAAGCGCGGGAACGGTCGTCATAAATTTATTAGCATTGGCAACTGCACCGCGTAAACCTTTATCCATAAAATTGAGTACCGGAGCACCTAACGTTGTAACTTTAACTCCTAACGGGAGTGATACTATAGATAATGCTGCAGATTTATCTATAGCAAGTAACGGGAATGCAGAGAAAATAGTACCTTTCACCAGTACATGGGAGAGTTTTTAATGGGATTACGAAATGTATTTGGTACGGTAGTAACTGATCTGGAAGGGTTTAATAAAATATATGTGGATTCGTTAGCTGCTTTTATACTTACCTCTCCCCCGATTGTGTCTAATGTGATAACCCTGCGGGATAATTCAAGTTATATATTTTCTAAGCCAATTGATTTTGGCGATCTCACATTTTTTATTCCTGATAATGGTCGTGTAAAATTTTCAGCAATGAACGATATAGCGCAATCTATTACGTGTGGTGCAATTGGTGGGATTCCTTTTATTAGGGGTAATGTGGATAGGCTTGATTTAACTGAGATAAGAATCAATTGTTCAAGTGGCTTGGCGAACTTGCTTAGTATTGGTAAGGCACCCGTTCCTATCTCAAATTTCCCGCTTGTATCAATTGATCGCTGTATAATAAATGATTTCAATTCGTTGGGATCTGTTAACGATATCGTTATCACGATTACGGATAATGCTTTTATAGGAAACGGAGAGGGTTTTACTTTTAATAATTTAATAGCAGCACAAACAGTTAGACAAACTTTTGCCGGACATACTGGAGATAGTTTTATTATTACGGGTTCGCTTGATGATGGCTTTTTTGACAATACTGTTGATTTCCATTTAACAAATACGGCAACTTTTAATATAGCGTCTACGGTAACCGGAAACAGGATTATAATTAAAAATTCTCTTATTGGTGGGAGTCCTTTAGGGACTCTATTTAAAGCTGGCGGAAAAGATCAGACCGATCCGTTGGTAGTATCTTTAAATAATACTGCTGGTGTTCCTGATAGCAACTGGATAGGTTCTATGGGTTTTTCTGACAACGTTACCCCTACCGTTATCAGTTCGATAGATACATACACTGACATATCCGGTACAATGGCCGGTAATATTAACGATGAGCGATTCACTATATCTGGTAACATTTTAACATACATAGGGAAAGAAGATATAAAAGCTCTAGCTCTAACAGATATATCTGCAACTAGAACTATTCCTGCCTCATCTAACAGAACGATTAAGACTGCTGTTTTTGTGGATAGTGGTTCTGGATTTGTAGAAAAAGGGAGTGCCCCTATGGACATGTCGGGTATTTTGAGGGCTTATTCTTTTCATACTCTGTTATTATTGCAAACTGGCGATAAAATTAAAGGTATGATTAAGAATGTAGATACTACGGACGATATTTTACCTGTTAATTTCAGATTAACGGTGTCCAAATTATGAAAAATACAGTGATGGTCAACGGTGATAAGACTCTTGGTGAAGGGGATGACGGCACTATACAGTGCGTAGGTGCATCTGCTATAATAACATTACCACATGAAGATACTTGGAAGTTTAAAATCAATGATGAAATACAAATTATTTCTAATACCGCGGCTAATGTTAGTGTTGTTGGTGAAACTGGTGTTATGGTGATTCCACTTCCTTCTGCTTTAATTACCTCAAAAGGCAGCGGTGTAACTGTTAAATACGAGGGCAATAATACCTACTTAATGTGGGGAAGTTTAAATTAACCAAGGAGAAAGACTATGCCGGCTTATCAAGGAGGAAATCCATTAATGAAAGGGGGGAAAACGTAAGTCTCCCAAAAAAGCTAAGAGGAAATCTATGAAAGGTCGTAGTGCACGTGATCCTGAATCTATCCGTAAGGAACAAATGGTTCGGAAAGGGATATCTAACCATGTATCTGCATAAATAATAGTAATTGAGGAGTAAGATTATGGCCGATACAAAAGGTTCATATAAAAAACCAGGAAGGCCCTCTAAAGCTGCTAAGGCTGCTGCAAGAGCAAAGCATAAGAAAGGTTCAAAGAGTGCTCACAAGAGCGTTCACAAGAGAATGAGGAAATAAGAGGTCTATAATGGCTAGGAAAAAGCCTACTACCAAGGCTGGGAAGGAGCGAAAAGTCCGGAGGGTTTTGCGTGAGTTTAAAGAAGGTACGTTAAAGACTTCTGCCGGCAGTAAGGTAAAGAGTCGTAAGCAAGGTATTGCTATCGCTCTATCTGAGGCCGGTTTATCTAAACCTAAGAGGAAAAAGTGATGCCAACTCCAACAACTAATTTTAGTTTCAATAAGCCTTTAGTTAACAATGCTGTCGACCAAGATTTATGGGGCGGTCAGTTAAATGATAACTGGGATCAGGCGGATACTCTTTTTGCGACGGGTATCGTAAAAGTTGTTACATCAACCTCTAATGCTACTACCATTGACCTGAGCACAACTGAGAGAATAAATCCTGTTTTTTCTCATACATTCACAGAAAACACTACATTTTCTTTTACAAACCCCCAACCCTCTGGAACAAATAGTGGTTTTAAGCTTTTTTTAACTAATGATGGGACTGGGCGAACCCCCACCTGGCCAGGAACTGTGATATGGGATAGCGGGATAGAGCCGACATTAACAACAGCAAATGAAAAAAATATTCTTGTATTTGAAACGATAGACGGCG